ATCCAGCTTCTGACACACATACGAGAAGCTTGCCTGCTCTTGACTCGATACCGCGAGAGTCTGAAAATACCACTTACTCAGAAACTCGGATACGAGCGGGTCCTTGTTTGACCAGCCGATAAAACAGGTGACCCAAACACCAATATGCTCTCGGTCCGGGACCTTATTTTTGAAATACAACTCGTCGTATCCGTCTTCCAAATACATGTTATACTGATTGGACACGTCCTGGAACGGCTGCGACTGGTTGTTCCAAAACTCGGAGGTATACCTATTAAAATTAGAGGCGACTATCTCAGATTTCAAGCTTCCGCTTCTCCACGAATGCTCCCAAATAACTGATTTATTCTCAAGCGAATCCCGCAGCATCCGCTCGCTTGTGAGCGGGTTGTGGATCTTGATGGTGCCGTCCACCCACACGACGACATCGTAGTCCTTTAAACGCGGAATATTCTGGAATGCCTGCTTGTAATACTTCGCAAGGATGAACGTGTGCCTCGTATTTTCCAGGGAGTTCAAATGGTCGCCGGTATCCTCGGGCGCCCGGTGCGTTTCGTGATACGGCGTTGTGTCAATCGTCCAACCATTCGGGGCAATGTCGGGATTGTCGGTGAAGCAAATAAAATCGGTCGGAATGGTCTGCTGGGCAAACAGCTTACACGACGCCTCGTATCCGCCGTAAATCGCGGTTATGAACGCAATGCGGGGCTTTCGCTCAAGAATCGTGAGCCCATTGTTGTGTGAGAAGCGCTCCCGCAAAATCCACTCAGGATGGTCCTCCAGAAACTCCTCCACGGCCGGCCAGATTCCTCGGCGAATCTCTTCGAGCGGAATGCCCGTATCCTTAGACTGCTGAATAGCATCGTAGCGCATACGGATCGTCTCGCCCACAAACTCGTCAGATGTCGTGTCGTGTAAAATGATGTATTTGGATACGCTGCCGTTCCACCTGTCGAGCTCGCGCTTCAATTGGCCGTATACGTGCCACGTGTCAATAAAAAGCAACTCCGTTGGCTCCATTGGGCACTCCAGGTCGCTCTGGTTGTAGAACACCGCATTGATTCGCTCTGACCTACATTCGGCCGCGAACGTGTCAATGCTTGGGCTTCTGTATGGGTCCACCTGAATGAGTTTGTTTGCGGGCGAGTTTTTTAGGGCGTTCGCGAATGCGTATGAGCTTACGATATCGCGGACCCCGCACTCGGTAATGTGCGAACACCGCATAGCATACGCATACAGCGTTGGGAGGTGCTCGTTAATATCCGACGGCGTATCGCATGCCTTTTTGTAATTATCAGAAATGGCTGACTTCGCGGGGGCGCTGCGCGATACGTTCCATAAATGGCTTCTCATTTGCTGGAGCATAACACTTAATTTGAAAAATCCAAACTCACGCGCTCAACTACACAGCGTCGCCCGCCAGATATCTAAATTCAGCGCCGACCAACCCGCTTCATGAATGAAAGCAGGTGCGAATTGCGCTCATCTGAACTAGATTGTTGGTATTTACCATCTAACTTAAAAATATCAGGGGTATCCCGCACATTCGGCATATCCAGCACCGGGTCCGGAATCGGATCATCGCTTTTCGCGATTCTATCTTCGGGCGTCTTGAGGATATACGTACACTCGAACACATTCGGAATCCCATTCGGCCCAACACCGCAGCAGTTATTAGGGTGTAAGTGGACGAGCCAGTGTGTGTTAGATAACATATCCGGGATTGCTTTTTGGTCGCAGCTGTGAAACTCAATGACCAGCTGTCTAATCTTTTTCAAATCATATTGCGATAGGACGCTGAATAACTCAGTTTCCCCTCCCTCAATATCCAGTTTCACAAATATGCTGGAGTACGCGCTGTCATTAAAATACTCCTTTAAGTTCGTTAGTGACGAGCTGTTGATACTGCCAATATTTTTGTTAATAAACTCAATCCTTGGGTTCGCGTTTGGAAACGCCTCTTTATTGAACCGCTCTGTGCCGTCAAATGCTACGCACGGAATATCGTGTAGCTTCAAAAAATCCTCTTCAAATGAAATGTCGTTCGCAATCCCGCCGGATATGAACAAATCGTACTTCACACCCGGAATGTCGCATATAACATACCCCCCGTCAAACGGCCGCCCGATCCGCTTCTTGGGATACTGGCTCTTCATGACCTCTATATGCGAATAGTCTGCCATATTATAGAACGGCGATAGTATATTTCACTAAGTGTCTGTTCCATGTTAGGCGCACGCGCAATAATATGAGTCGCCATTTGTGGCTCATATTTGCGGGTTTCCCCGGTATGTTTTGTTTTCAACATATCACTCATTTGTTATGATGATTAATACCGGCCAAACATGAACTTGGATGGGAGGCATATGAAAAGCAACCTGGTAAAGTTACTAATTCGAGTATGCTAACCCGCCCATGCCGCTCATCACGCGCAGCACGTTGTAGTTCAGCGCGTACACGCGGGCCTGCGCCGTGTTGGTAGACTTCACCGTGTTCAGCGACACCGTCAGCTGCAGGGTCGCCTTGTCGATGCGCGAGAAGTTGCACGAGCCGGACGGCTGGTGCTCCTCGGGCTTGAGCGCGAACGAGTAGACGTTGATGCCGGTGGAGGGCGTGCGGCTGTGGTGCTGGAAGGGCTGGACCTTGTCGAAGTAGGAGCCCTCGCGCTCCGTGAACCGGTCCTGGCCGTTCAGCTGCAGCTTCGCCACCTCCACGGGGTTCTTGCCCTCGCACTTCACGCCGGAGTCCAGAATCACCTTGGACAGCAGGTAGTTCACGCTGGACTCGAACTCCGCCGCACCGCCCAGGTCGAACGAGTCCGCGCCGACATACGTGCCCTGCGTGGAGCCCTGGCCCATGCCCAGGGTCGCACCGGTCAGGTTGCCCGTCGCCGTCGCGTTCGAGATCGTATTCGCGAAGCTCGTCGCTGCGGTGATGCTGCCGCCGCTCGCCTGCGCCAGCAGCGAGGTGATGATGCCGTCCGTCGAGAAGTCGTCGGAGTAGTTGAAGGGCTGCGCGCCGCCCACCGACGCCAGCCACGGGGCCGTGGAGCAGTCCACGAACGAGTCGCGCTGGACCACCCAGAACAGCTCCTTCACCGGGTGGTTGAAGTTCAGCTGCAGCTTGTTGGACGAGGACGTGATGGACTCCGCGCCCGTGTACTGCACCTGCTCAATCAGATACTCGTGCGACTGCTGCGCGAACCGGCGCCGCTCCTCCGTGTCCAGGTAGACGTAGTCCACATACAGCGACGCGGCCGCCAGGGACTGCGCGGCCGCCGCCGTGGGCGAACCGGTATACTGCTCCGCATACTGGCAGTTCTGCCACGTCTCAAAGTCCACGTTGATGCGCACCTCGTGGTACTGCAGCGCAATCAGCGGGATGGCCACGCCGGGGTTGCGGCAGAACCAGAACTGCAGCGGGATATACAGCGTCTTCGCGGGCGTGCCGGCGCGGGGCACACAGGAGATGGTCATCTCGGTCGCCGAGCACGTGGAGTCCAGCTGGATGCCCGTGCCGCGCTTCATCAGCACCAGGTCGTGCGTGTTGCCCACGATGGAGTCCAGCGCCTTCACCGTGCCCGCATCCGTCGCCAGCTGGGACCAAATCTGCATCCAGTCACCATACTGGCGGTCAATGCGCTGGCCGCCGATCTCAATCTCCACCTGCTTGATGAGGCGGTGGCCGATGTAGTTCAGCCAGCGGAAGCCCTTGGTCACATGGTTAGTGGAACCACCAACCACGGTGTTGCTTGTCAGGTCAATCTGCGGCAGCACCACCTGGACGTATGTCTTGTACATCAGGTCCGCGTTACGATTGATAACCGCGGTCACGCGCTTGTTGAAGTCGGCCTGGCCGCTGAACGTAACCTCCATGGACTCCACCGCGAAGTTCGTGTGGCGCTTGTACAGAATCTTCCAGAAGGTGATCTGCGGGTTGCCCGAGATGTAGATATCCTGCGCACCATACGAAACAAGTTGCATTAAACCACCGCCCATTGTTGTTATAACTATTTGAAAGAAAAAAAATCGCCCGCGGCCGCGGTGGACGCAAAGCGGCCTCACGTGCGCCCGTGAGTCTCGAGCTGTAATCCCGTGGATCCAAACCCGCCGGCGCCGCGCGAGTCATTTCCATCAGGGAGGTCGTCCAGCGAGTCCACCAGCTTGATAGAGTCCCACGGCAGGAAGGAGTGCTGGCAGATCTGGAAGTATCGCTTGCCCGCGGAAACTGCGACGGTCTTTGCGCAGTCCACCTTCGCCTGGACCTCCCCCCTGTATCCCGAGTCAATGAGGCCCAGCGAGTTCGCCATGCGGAACGGGCTGTTCGCCAAAGACGAGCGGGGCAGAAGGATACACGGCACGTTCTTGCCGCCGTGCGTCGCGGCCACGTGGACGCCCAGGTTGAACGAATATATAGGGTGATAGGCCATTTGCGCGGCGACGGGAATGTCAAAGCCAGAGTCGGTGTTCCGGTGCTTCGCGATCTGGGCCGCCAGCATCTCGCGGATATCGTCGGAGCGCGGGTAAATATACAGCGTCATTGTGCCCGGCATACGTTTCGGGTATGTAAATCAATTTTCCAGCATCGCGCGAATGGGCAAGAATGTCGCGGCAACCGCTAGGGTTCCGAGCGCGTGCGCCAGAAGGTTGTATGCGAGGTCCTCAAACGGCATGTGGCCCATCATATAGGACACGGCGCCGCTCATCGGCGAAAAATAGGCGGTCGTGATTCCGCGCGCCATCGTGAGGCACATGAAATACACGAGCCCAAGCACGGGCGGGTCCGCGTGGGTCAGCATCTTCGTGTAAAGAATCACCACGACGCCCCAGAACTCCACGAAATACTTGAACCACCACATTATCACACGAACGGATTTAATACTTCACTCGAATACCATGCGCGGCACGATGTGCATCGCCTCCAGCTCCTGGGCCCAGAGCTTGACGGCGTACGGGATGGTCTTCATCTCGAACTGCGTCTGGACGCCGCAGGTCCCGCAGTGGTAGATGTTCTCCTCGCAGTTCACCACGGCGAGCGTGCCGCAGGACTTGCAGAAGCCGGTCCGGAACGGGTCGCTGACGTCCATGAGGCGCTCCTTGGTGAACAGCGCCGCGCCGTGCGACAGCATGCAGTCGCGCTCCATCTCGCCGACGCGCAGCCCGCCGTCGCGCGACCGGCCCTCGCACGGCTGGCGCGTGAGCGACACGATGGGCCCGCGCGCGCGCGAGTGGCACTTGTCGGACACCATGTGCTTCAGGCGCTGGTAGAAGGTGGGCCCCATGAAGATCTCGGCCTCCATCATCTCGCCCGTCTGGCCGTTGTAGAGCACCTCGTTGCCGTACGGGTGCATCCCGAGCTCCAGCAGCTGCTCGCGCAGAGTCTCGGACCGCAGGTGCGAGAACGGCGTGCCGTCGCCGAGCGTGCCCTTCTCGCAGCAGATCTTGCCATACATCGTCTCCATGAGCTGGGCGATCGTCATGCGCGAGGGCACGGCGTGCGGGTTCATGATGAGGTCCGGGCGCGTCCCGCTCGCGGTGTAGGGCATGTCCTCCTCGTTCAGCAGGATGCCGCATGTGCCCTTCTGGCCGTGCCGGCTGGAGAACTTGTCGCCCACCTCGGGCACGCGCTCGGACACCACGCGCACCTTCACGAACGGGTATCCGTCCGAGTTCTTGTCCTGCCACACGCCGTCCACGCGGCAGGACTCCGAGTTCTTGTGCGTCGTGGACGAGTCGCGATACTGGTATCCGCTGGCGTCGCCGCGCAGGCTCGTGACCTTTCCGATGACGATGTCGTTCTCGCGGATCTGCGCGTTCATGAGTGGAACGCCCGTCTCAGAGATTCCGTCGTAGGACGACGCCTTGAACCCGCGCGTGTTCTCGCGCCGCGGCTTGATGAACTTCTCCTCCTTGCCGGACGCGACGTTGCGGTGCTCCTCGTCCTTGTACATCGTGTAGTATAGCGTGCGGAACAGCCCGCGGTCCACGGCGCTGCGGTTCAAGATAACCGAGTCCTCCTGGTTGTATCCGCCGTAGATGCCGATGGCCACCATGATCATGTCGCCCGAGGGCATCTCGTGCGTGCGCAGGACGTTCATCATGCGCGTCTCCACCAGTGGGCGCATGGGCGAGCAGAGGATGTAGCCGTTCTTGTCCAGGCGGTTCGCGTAGTTGCGCGCGAAGATGCCCACGGCCTGCTTGCCCATCGCGGACTGGTATGTGTTGCGCGGCGACTGGTTGTGGTCGCTGAACGGGATGCTGGACGCCATGTGTCCGAGCACGAGCGTGGGGTGAATCTCGCAGTGCGTGTGGACGGCGCCGATCTCCGCGGGGGTCATCGCCACGCGGATCACCTCGGTCTCCGACGGGTCCACATACTCCACGCAGTCCCGCACCCAGTCGTTCCACGTGGCCGGCGCGACCG